AAGTTGTTGTTGGCATTTTAAATTTAAATTATGAGGTGAATTAATTTACTTTTTAGAACGGATGCTTTCCATGAAGTCGCTGAATGAGTTACCATTCGACGCAACAACAGGCGCAGCGTTTTTCTTAAACTCTTGTGATTTAACAGAAGGAACAGCAGGTGCTTTCTTAACCGAAGCAAGTTCAGCTTTAACTGTTTCAACTTCATTCTTTGCAGATTCAACGGCTGCGCTGAGTTCAGTCTTTTCAGTTTCAAGTGCAGCAATGCGCTCCGACAATGAACCGATTACAGCTACGAGGTCTTCGCTGCTCATTTCAGTTGATTGTTCTTCGCGTTCGATTTCGGCAATGAGACCATCTTCGCCTACGACTACTTTGGTCACACCGTCTTCTAATAGGTATTCGCCTGCAGGAACCGGCACTGGGTTACCTTCAGCATCTTGCGTGTAGATATCCACACCTACTACCCACTCATCAGCAGTTGAGTAAATTTTAGTACCGTCATTCAAAGTACCTTCTACTGCAAACTTTACTTCCGTTGCAGCAGCTTCTTCTTCGAACTTGATACCAACGCTTGAAGGATCAATGCCGTATTTGCTGAATACGGATTTGATTTGTTCTTTTATGTTTGACATCGATTTATATTTGGGTATAGTAGCAAAAACGTGATTTTGTTACATGCCAAATCCTTCTTACATTAGCCGTATAAATAAATACACCTATTATGAAAAAGCCACAAGAAACGTTTACTAAGAAGATTTCAGTGAGATTAACCGATAAGCAATACAAGATGGTTGTGAAAAATGCCAAAGCATCGAAGATGTCAATGGCAGAATACAGCCGCACATGTATGCTGTAGTAGATTAGTTTAGATTGTAAAAAAGAAGGGGCTCGTTTGCCCCTTTCTTTTTAGTTAAAACCTAAAACCAATTTTATCACGATAACATGGCGAAGATAAACAAAATTTTACTTCACCAAACCACTGATGATATTTTCTAACTCAAGCACTAACTCTGCTTCGTAATTCTTTACGCCACTCATAGCCACTCCAACTTCGTTAAAGAAACCTTCGATGCTGTAACCACGCACTTTGCCTTCCTTAACATCATTCCACACATGGTCTTCATCAACCTTTGTCCCGATAAACCATGTGCCATCAGGTAGTTCAGGCAATCCAAGCTGCAACGACTTATCTTGCTTGCCTTCTTTTATCCATGATTCTACCACAGTCACACCTGTCACTGGTATTTCGTGCTGTAGATTGGTAGTGTGTTGCAGATTCTTCTTAAAGAACTGATGCGCGATTGCGCTCACTGTTGCCTTTTCAAAATACACATAGTATGGTTCACCCTTTTCGTCATAGCGAAGTATCTGCTTATCCGGTATCAAAGCAGGACCATACAACATTCTGCGCTCATCATCCACTTTGGCAAGCTGCATCTTGCTTAATGCTATCCAATTTTCTTCTATTGCTGGACTATCCACAAGCCCCATTGCGGTTATACCTAAGCGACCTTCTTCGTCGATTACACACTTAACGATTTTTCTCTTATCCATTTTGCAAATTTAATTTAGTTTATCCAATACGTGAAAGGTCTTCTACATTCTCGCGAATTTCTTGTTGGCTTGCTACGTCACCAGCTAACACATAAGCGCGTGGTGTGTATTGGTCAGGTCTATTGTTTATGAACTGCGCAGCAAATGGGTTAAATTGGGCAGGTTCTGGACTACCACCCCCACCCCCACCAAATGAAGGTGGAGTGCTATTGTTGCCCGGTGTAGAACCACCACCTTGAAACTGTTGTGCTGCGATGGTTGCAACATTGGCAAGACCAGCAGCAACCGCAACACCTGCAGCTACAAATGGCGCACCCGGAAAGGCAATAGTAATTGGGTTCTTCGCTGTGCTATTAAAGATTGAGTTTGCAGATTCGTATGTGCTAATAGTTGCTTGTGCAATACTGATTGCTTTTTGCACCTTGAATGCTGCCTTTGCAGTCTTTTCATTATTCTTACCGAATGCTGAAGTGATAGCAGCTATACCATCAAGTGTTTGCTTTGCAAAATCTAACTTTGATTGTTGCGCTCGTTTTTCAATTTGCGCTACTTCATCTGCATTCAGTTGAGCAATGATAGCAAGTTGTTCTGCATTGCCTTTGGCAGCATCGCGCATGGCTGCGTATTTCATATCAGTCATTGCTATTTCCTTATCGATACCTTCCTGCATCAAGGAAATACTAAACTCTTGTGCGTTTCGCTGTGCTTCTAATTCAGCATCTAAGTCGCTTATGCCACTTTGCGCACTTTCAGGTTGTCTTTGGTCGGCTGCTATTTGTGCTTTTAACTTTTCACTTTGTTCATAGACCTGTCTGCGAATTGCCAACAAGCGTTGTCCTGCTGCTTCGAGTTTGCGCAGTCTATCTTCTTCGCGTTTTTGCGCATCGTCTTGCGCTTTTTGGTCTGCTTCAGTTATTGATTTATTTAGATCAGTCAAAACTTTTTCAAATGCAGCATTTTCTTTTATTGCTGCATCTAAGCGTTGTTGCTGATAATCGTCTAACTTACCTCCACGTTCAACAATTAGATTGAACTCATTAATCAAATTCTCGTTTAATACCTTGACTTGATCGCTGTATTCTTTAAACTTTTCACGTGCTTGTTTTAAGTTGCCACCTGATGCTTTGAGAATATCTTGGCTCTTTTTCTCTACATCACTACTTACAGTATTAGCATATTCTTTTACATTATCTAATGCTTCTTTATTTTGTTGCTTAATTTTTTCAGCTTGTTCTGCTGCTTTAGTATTAGTTAATCCTATTGCATCGGATAACGCAAGCAAACTATCTTTAAGAAATCCAACCGTATCCGATAGACTTGTGAAAAAACTACCTAATGCACCACCTGAATTTTTAAGTGCTTCAAAATTGGTAACAATACCAACGATAACAGCTCCAAGTAAGAAAATAGGATTGGTAAGTATTGCCTTACCTAAATTGCCCAGCGTAGAAGTTAAACCTTTGATTCCTTCGCTGACATCCTTAAACTTTAAATCCGCTGCATTTTGAGCAAATAGTTTCGCACCTTCCGCAGCTCCGGTAAAGTCTAATGCTAAAAGACGGGTTGTAACAAGTCCAAGTGAACCACTAACTTTTTCAAATGCACCACCTGCCTGTGTACGTATTGCTTCGGAAGCATCTTGAATTTTATCCTTTAATTCACCCGCTGCCCTTGAAAGGTCGCGGTATTTTTGTGTTTGTGGATCAGTGTTAGCCAACTGCGCCTGTAATTCGCGCAACTGTGCTTTCAGCGACTGACCTGAAGAATCCGCAGCATCAAAAGCATCTTCTAACTGCTTTAAATTCTGCTGACTTTTGGTGGTGTCAATTTCAAATGTCCTTACAATAGAATCAGCCATTAGTAAATAAGTTTAGATAGTAAATAAATAAGTCCGAAAAACAAGATGGTGCGCCATATATACAGCGTAACAAACCATAGAACACGTTGCCACTTGCGTAGCGAGTAGTTGTGTTCCTTCTTTGTTGCGATGCCAAGCTGGATGTAGCGCATTGAGTTTTTGATTGAATCCATTATGTGAGTTTATTTTGTTGATAGTGTAATGATGCCGTAGATATTAACGTAATTGGAAACGATGGTGCAGCGTTTATGGTCAATACGATACGATGCTGGTCTGTGTTCGTAGTCGTATCAATGTCTATTGCATAGGTATAACCAGTACCAAAAGTGTCATTGCTTATTACAGTTACAGCGGTAGCGTATGCAATACCACCTACTTTGGTTAAGCCAAAAGAAAGTATTGCCACATCAATATCCGTTTGCATTTCGTCTTGAATCGTCAAGTTAAGCATGCAGCTCATAGTGGTACTGTCAGGAATCTCTAAGTGTTCACCTGCTACACCTTCAATCAATAATTCATGGCTTGCACCTGCAGAAGCAAAACTATCTTTTACATGAAAGTGTGCGATGCCTGATTGTGCCCATCCTGTTTCCGTATTAGATGAATCTCCACTACGATAACCACCCCCAACGTGCAAGCCCGGTAAATTGGTTGTGGCATTAGTCCCTAACAAATTACTGCGCCGCACACTTTTGGTTAATGACAAATCTTGTCCTACCATTAACACACCACTGTTGCCCGGTACTATTGAAAGTTTACTACCATTTACTACTGAAAGTGGTGCATTTGATAGAGCTTCAAGTGTTGGGTTGTTAGATACTACAGGGTTGCTTGATACAATCGAATTGCGGAACTGACCACCATTGTTAAATGCCCAACACACACCATTGATTTCATCCCAAAAATAGCCGTAACGTGAACAGCAATCTTCAGTCGGTTCTACAGCATCACCTTCACCATCAACAAATGTTACTTCACCGTTGGCAGTTACTATGTAAGGTGTAGAAGAACAGTCATTAATTTGGTCAAGGAATTTGATAAGCTTAACCTTTGTGCTTTCATTGTAACCTACTTTGTAATCGGTTATTTCAAGTATTCTCCAATAGCTGTCCTGAATCCAAATCTTATCGGCAAACGAGAATGTGAGTATATCCTTCAAGTCAAGCGCAAAGAATGCTTCCATTATTCTACCTTCAGGCGAGTAAATCTCATTCATGTAATTGCGCCAATACAGGTTGAATAAATTATTGTATGGATTCGCTGATACAGTTACAACGTGTGGCGGCACTTCAGGTGCCCAGTTCAAATCGTAATCATCTACAGTTGGATAAGTGTTACTGTAGTGATTTAAAACAGGAACATTAGTTAAAGGTGTTGCACTGGTAAGTTCATTATAGAGATTAACAGTATCCTGATTAGCATTATACAAGCAACGTGGACCGGGTGCAACAAATTCTAACTGCTCATTGTAGAAGCATTGAATAGGTGTACTTGTTCCGGGTATTAATGCAGCAGGTGCGCTACGTGTAACAAGTTGAATCTTTTGGTCACCTATCGCAAAATCACTTGGAGCAGTCGATGGATTGATTGTATAACCTTCCGATTTAAAGTCACCGTAGACACGATTTGCATCTTTGTATAGCTTGCTGTATGCATCTTCACCTGCTGTGTACGTAAACTGAAACGTTGCCTTTTGCACATCAACAGTGCTGCCCATCATCACGTCTTTCGATATATCAAGCTTGCCTGTCCAATCTACTACATCGCCTGTGCCTAAATAGTTATTCTGTGGAATGATTGCAATTTGATTCGGCACGATTCGACTTGGAACTATTGCGCAGTTGTGCATCTTGATTACGTCATTCACAAAATCGATTTGACGCATATCAGGCGCGTTCAATGCATAGTCAATAGTTTGACCTACTGTTATATTTGCAGAATTTATTTCAATATAAGAAGCATTCGTTGTGCCGTCACCTGCAACACCATTTACAATAAAAGTTCCTGTTTCAAAATAATCTACTGGACTATAAATGATGTTACCAAAAATATCTGTTCCAAAGACACCTGTTGCTTGAGCAAATGTAAATTCGAAGAATATCTGGTCACCTATTTCTAAATCTAAATTGAATGTTTGATCAAATAATCCATATTGTGTCACGAAGCTAAAAGGTAATACTGAAAAGTAATTTGATATAAATCTTAAAAAACTTCCATTCTTATATATACGTAAATTTATAATTACATAATTCGTATTATTATATCCGTCTACTGAAAAAATTTGATGAACATGGTATGTAAAAGTGCCTACTGCGGATGCTGTATAGACACCTGTCACAGCATTAAAGTCACCATTATTATCAAAGTTTTCAACCATATTCGAATAGCTTGAATTGGTTGTTGATGCAAGATTAATTTCAAATGGCGCATTGGGATAAGCCGAAAAGAAGTATTGATTGCTTCCACCTGTGTAGCTTAACTGAGGTGTATTGCAAAAAGGCATCCAGTAATCATTGAGGATATTTTCAAGTGAAGAAGCCACAAGTTCAAATCCTGCTTCCGTCACGATGTTGCGAAGTAGAAACCACCAACTAACTGATGGTGTCAAATCAGCCGGGTAAAGTGGTGCGCTTGGGCTTAGTATTGGTCGCGAACCTGTGCTGCCATCATTGCTCCACTTTTGCCCACGATCGCACAATGCCCAAATGCGGTCGGCTGTTTCCGTTGTTACGTTTGCGTATGTAACCGCTTCATTCAAGTCAGCAAGCGCAGCAATATCACTTAACTTCTTTTCGCCAATGGTGCGAACAAGGTCAGGTGTTTCAGCATAGAAAGCAACTTCGACTTCATTGAGTTTGCCCATTTGCTTATACACCTTGCGCACACGCAAGTAACCTGTGGCAATCGGTAGGGTATCTACGCGGATTTCAGCAGGTAATTTGTAAAAGAAATAGTTCTCCGCACCTTGCTCTACGTTGTTATCGAATAATGCGCCTAATGCTTCCTTATTCGTTTCGCTGAATGGTAAGCGGAATTCGCGACTGAATGCTCCTTGTGCTGTGAAGTTAGATAGGTCTTGAAACTTCCAGTTCTGTGATATGCTTTCGTTCTCGTATAGGTCTATGTAGTATTGCGTTCCTGTTTGAACAATAATATAACCACCTGCAGCCGCTGAATAATCGTCGGACCATGTGCCTGCTAAGTTCAATCGCGTTTGACCGGGCACAGGTGAATCAATAACTATTGAGTTGAGCGTTTTGGTTACGCTGTCACCTGCTGCATTGTAAATAGTAATCGGCTGTGCTAATGGTAAAGCTGCGATTTCAGGTGAGCTTGTAACGACAAATCGCGATAGCGCACCAATACCCATGAGCGTTGGATCATTGCTCATGCTCGCAACGTTCGCAGGCCCTATATTATTTACTATCAGTTGTACTTCTCCGTTCATGTTATGTCCAGTATTCGTTTGCCATTCTTACTTTCAAAGATAGGTTGTAAAGCTTGCCGTCACGTGTCTTACGTTCGGTGTAGGTAGTATCGTCTAAATTCACAGGCAGCGCGATATTCTCTCCGTTGCGCTGGGTTATCCAAACAACCTGATTGCTCACAAGCAACGAGCGAAGGAATAGAAACTCACCTTCCTGAATGTAGTCGCTGGTTACGGTCAAGACTTGCTGAACTAAGTTTCTGCGTTCAAACAATCCGCGATCGTCTTTGCTGAACACGCTTGTTGTACTATTGAACAACACCTTTCGGTACTTCTTGCGTTCAATCTCATCGTTCATTTCGGACTTCTTTATGAAGTTGAAGTAGTCCCATCCACCGCGACTATTTACCCATCCCAAACGTATCACATCATTATGACAATCCTTTTGACCATAATAAGCTGCATTATAAAAGCGATATTTTACACTTGATTGTGCGCTGCTTGTTCGGGCAAATACTTCGTAATATCTCCAACCGGGCGTGTCATTCTCATTTGGTTTGATTGCCCATGCGCCTGTCCAGTCATTTAGGTTAGCTGGATAAACAGGTAAAGCTTCAATATCGTAAGCATTTAATGATAGTGTTTCGGCAAGTGTAGAACCATCTGCTTTGTAAATAACGATGCGCACATTGTCCACAAGGTTATTGAACATGTAGGTTGCGTTACCCGGTATGCTCAAAGTTCCGTAATCGGTTTCGTATGAAGGAATCCACACTATGTTTTGCGCTGTTGGATTGCCTGCTCCCCACGTTGGGGCTAAATACCATGAATGCGTTCCAAACTTTCGGTCACTCATACCATAGTTAAAGCTAACTTCGAGCACATACTTGATGTCATCAACACCGATTTCAGGATTTGGCTTGTATCCGTCAAACACTTGATAAGCACCATTGATAACAATGCGCCCATTCATAGTTACTTCGCTGCCTTCATTTTCAGTAAGCACACCACCAACTAACCACCATTCAGTGATTGCTGCGCTAAGCGAATACTTGCTTAAATCGTCTACTGTGTTATCGGTGGCAAAGTGTTGCTGCTGGTTGCGCAAATCATCCACAAGTGGCGCAATGTCAAAGTACATGTTATCATCTGGAGCAGGTGACAAATAGAAGGTGTACGTCTTAGCATCAACGGTAATGTTCAAGCCATAGCGGAAACCTTGTTGCGCTACTTCTGTGCTTGATGCAATAAGCATAATCTTTTGACCACGCACCACCCAGTTGAAGGGTTCATCTACGATTGTTAATGCCATTATCTTTTATTTAGTAGTAATCTATTCTCGATTGATTTGATGTAAGCATCCATTAGCTTGTCTTTGTATTCATCCCATGTATCATCTATTGCTTCGCCATAGTAATTAATTCCTACAATACCATTTTTACCAATGCTGCGTGCGATATTGTATGCTGCACTTTTGATTGCGCTCTCGGTTGACTTGATGAATTCGCCTTGTTTGTTGCGCAACTTTAGTGGCTTCATGCGAATCCACTTTTCAATAGCTGCAACTGGTGGCATTTTTGAGTTTGGTTTGCGCCCGAATTCAATCACATCAGCGTATTGACCAGCTTGACCTTTTACAGTGAAATCAATAGTTGGTTTACCATAGCGAATGCGAATTTTGTAGATCAATGAATTCAGCAAGTTGTCTGGCCTGTTAGATCCAACACGATTCACAACCTTACCACGCACACGTCTTTTGATACGCAGGTTTGATTGCGCACGCTCAATGACCGTTGCCGCGTATTCATTCAACATATCTTCGAATTCCGTTGCCATTATGCTACTTCTTCAAATTCTACGATTGAACCTGCTTTGATTGTAATGAGTGCGTTTACGGATGCAATAACACTCATGCTTACCGTTCCATTTGCCGTTGCTATGTAGATACCATCTGCGCTGGCTATACGCTGCGTAGTAGATATTGATACCGCCGAACCTGTATTGTTAGCCGAACCATTGTTAATCGTATTGGTTGTACCACCTGTTCCGATTGTAAAACGATAAACCGTTGTACCTGTTGGACCATTCGTGCTAAGCATACCATTGACTGTACCTGTTGCAACAATAATAATCGTTGCTCGCCACTTGTATGTTTTACCTGCGCTTACTGCAAATGATAAACCTGTGATGTTTTGATAAGCTGTGCCACTTGTAACAAAGTCACTTGTTAGTGCAGCATAACCACCCACACCAATATCGGACTTTAATTCGGAAAGTGTTAAAGCAGAAACAGTGTTGTCAGCATTGATGCGTAAATAGCGTACAGCACTTGGATTCGGAAGCGTTGCAAGGTTAGTTCCAACCGTAGTAAGTCCAATGCTATTCTGCTTTCCATTAAACGTAGACCAGTCTGCGCTGCTCAATGCACCGCGATTTGCTGCGCTTGCTGTTGGCAGGTTGAATGTATGGGTGCTGCCTGCGCTACTTATTCCAAAGTCAGTACCTGCTGTGCCTACTGCAAGGTTTTGAACCTGCGCTGTAAGTCCATTGATTGCATTTATGCCAGTGCTTAACGTGGTTATTACTTGACACAAATGCGAATTTTCAGTGTGCAGTACTAAAGTGCGTCCAGATGTAGTAACAAATACACGCAAAGCCAATCTATCGGTTAAAGTCATAACCGTTGCTGGTACTGCAAGGGCTGTAAAGTACGCATCTATTACAGTCCCTTGTGTTATGCCTTCAGGCGTTGCAACATCGGTGGCTAATAGTGTGAATGTGCTGCCATCATACTTATATAATTCAACATAGAAGGAAGGTGAGCCACCACCTGAAGAAGCACTAAAATAAAATTCAAGGTTGAAGTTTCCACCCGGCACCAATAGCACATTTGGATCATTAGCATCCGTAATGAATTGCGCAATCAATCCATTTCCTGCTGCATTGGTTCGCGTGAAGTCAGTACCTGCACCAAATACAGCTGTCTTGCTCATTTGGTAGTAAGTGCTGCCACCTATTGTACCTTGATTTATTGAGCCGTTTAGATAGTAGCTAACTGATGAACCACCGCCACTTGTTGTTGGAAAGTTGGCTAATTGCCCATCACCTCGTACGTATTGTGTTGCAAGCCCTGCTCCTGATATTGCGAGTGTGCCTGCTGTAGTAATTGGTGAACCTGTTACGTTGAAAGCAGGTGGAACCGTAAGAGCA